CTAGCGGCGTATGCTCATACGCATCCGATCTAACTTATCCCCGCTTTGGCTTTTGTAGTGGAGTTTCCAACATACCCGGCAGCCTACATCCTTCGAGCCGATATACAGCTTCGCTACCCGTTTCACGCAATGCGGGCAAACGTACCATTGCCGAACACCGTAGCCAGCCTCTGTGGTAGTGGTTCTGATTGCCTGCGTAACGCCGTTGATTGTCATAGCGTAGTCGTCTGCCTGTCGGAAGATATACAGGGTTCCACACTCTGTCTGGCAGGAAAGCTGTGTACCCGGTACGGCGTCCACCAGCTCGTTACGGATGTGCGCAAGGAATTGCAGGCCAATGCGGGGCAGGTCGGTGGTATAGCTGCGCGTTCTGTCTCTCACTGGTCGCCCTCTCTACCGCTCAGCCTGTACATTCCTGTACGTGCGTTTGCGCACTGCTGCGCAAAAATGAATACGAAATAATATGCGTATTTAACTATAAATTGCGCACAAATTTTGTGAGTCAGCACCAGTAAATACCAATGATAGCGCGGGTTACAGGCTGGTTTACGCAGTAATATCCGTTTCGTTTTGCGTAATTGTTTTGACGAACTGCGCAATTCGCAATTTATTGCGCAATACTCGGGTTTCGTATTCGGAGGATTTTTCACTTTGCGTACTGCGTTCAACTGTAGAAATCCAGCGATAATGCGCCTTACAGGCTGGTACGCAACTGCGAACTGGTTTCGTATCGCGCAATTTTGCGCACCTGTGAACACTGGCAGGAACTAAAGTTTTCTCAACCACTCCCTGCGCAATTGACTGCGCCCAAAACCTTAGCAAAACTTAGCATATCCGTGGCGCGACCAACTGCGAATGGACTACATAAAAGCCAGAAATATCAAGCCTCTACGCCATTTTGTGAATTCGCAATTCGCCCGGCGTAACTTACTGCGAATTCGCAGTGCGCAACTTCTGTTTGCAATGCCGTCGTTAGAATTCGTCAGGTGGTACGCGCGTTTTGCCGCGTACCTGACTGCGTACCGCGTACCAGTGGCGCAAACCAGAATATTTTGGACGACCTAAATCACGTTCTGGCTTCCAGCCCACGACTGGCGCAGGTTTAGCGCTACGAGGGTTTAAAATCCGTCAAGAACAGTCCAGAATTTACAGCCGTTTTGGTGCGAATCTTACTGCGAACCGTCACCTCCGCTGGTGGCCTGCCGTTGCTTCTTACCGCCATTTAATCGAAAGGAGTTATCTCCCTCAGAACGGCGCTTCATCGTCAAATGGTGGGCGCTGGTCGTATTCATCACGGGATGGCTGCTGGGCACGTCTCAGCGCGTCCGTCGCCTGTCCCTGCTGTCCTGCCTTCCCGCTGGGCGTACCGTTCTGGCGCTGATCACACTGTCGGTCACTACCTGATACCCCTGTACCGCCCCTGCCCTGTCCACTGGTTGAGCGGCATATTGCCTGCGACGCTCACAAGGTCCGCCTTTCTGGTGCTTTGCCAACATATCGGCCTGCTTTCCAAAAGCAATAGCGCCCAGCCAAAAGGTTGAATCTCCTGCCTCTGCCGCATTGTAGGGAAGCGATACCGCCAGCCGTGCCATAGCCATGTTGTTACCGTTCGTTGTGGTGCGGGTCTGGGTCTGCCACCAGCCGCCCGTATGCAGAAATCTGTGCTGTCACGTTTAGCCCCCTTGCTAAAATATCTCGGCCTCGGCGTTTTTTACTTAATCAGCGTTCTAATTATTTGAGTAATCGAATAAATAACCAACAGCTCAGTAGATACCAGAACATATGCAACATAACCTCGCCTTGCACAACTGGAATGAAAGAAATCACTGGCATGATGCTGAACGCGGCTCACGATCCAAGTTCCAACACCACATAGTGCCGGAGCTATAAATAACGTGAGGAGCCATATGCCTATATCCAGACCATTCCTGACGATGTAAGCCAGCGGAACAGCAAAAAGAAAAGTTAATGCTGTATTTCCTAGCAGTATGTCTTTAACCGTGTTTTCTACTAATTTCTGTACATTTTCGTTCATTACATCCCCTGGCCGTCAATTTGGTATATATAACAGAAATATTGTTGGTTCAGTTGGTTCACTGCCCTTCAGCCCTAGCCATTACTGGCTTTTCCTGAACCAACACCCGCAATTCCACGTTGGTTCAGTGCACCTTTGTGTTGGTTCACTGCCTGCCAGGGTGAATTCCTCGGTCTGCTGGTGTTGGTTCAAAATCTGTATTTGTTGGTTCAGCGTTAGTTCAAGATGAAAATTAAAGCCCTTATAAACAACAATCTTTACACATTGAACCAACTGAACTAACTCCCTTTTTACGTATGTGAGAAATACTATTCCTCTGGTGTGGCGTAATCCTCAGGTCGGAAGGTCAGGACGTAAACGTTAATCTGTCGCCCATCGATACGCGGTGATTTACGCTCATAACCGCGTCCGCTGGCTGGCGGTTTCAGCATCACGGCATTTTTCAGAACTTCGGCGAACTGCGTCGGGTTAAAGTTCTGCGCGATCTCCTTTTCGAATGCGCCGCGAAAGGTGTAGAAGATTACAGGGTCGCTGTGGTGGTTCCCCTTCTGACGATACCCCGCCAGATCCTTAACAAGCATATCGGCAGAACTGTAGGGGAACGGCGCGAAACGGCTGAATCCATACGAATTAAGAAACGCCTCGCATTGCTCAATAATCTGCTGGTGCTCTTTGTTGCCTGTGCCGAACTCGCGCAGCCACGCGGTGTACCTGTTCGCCATAGTCAGCAGGAATAAGGCTGCGCCAGCGGGCTTCATACTCACGCACGGTATCAATCGCCTGCTGCTGGTGGGGAATTTCAGGATTATTGGAGCAATGATGTAAGTGGTTGTTTTTAAATGGTACGCCCTACAGGATTCGAACCTGTGACCCACGACTTAGAAGAACGTAGACCGTTTTATAACTGACTGTAATCACTGAAATAAAACCGCGCTCGCAACCGGTTTGTGTCATTGTGTGTCGTCTCTTTACGTCATTGTGCATGCAGTGCTTTCCATGTATGACACAAATCTGACACAGAGAATTAGCGCAAAACCTCTCATCATCTTCACAGGCGTAGAGGTGTGATAGTTTTTTTCCTTAAAGAGGCGTTCCGTCACTAACATTAGTTGGATCTGATCCTCTCTTTATCCGTAGTCCTGTTCCGTCATCCCACAGGCGCACGTTACCAACTCTGATTAGCCCTCCATTCCAGTTTCCGGGAAAGTTAGCCGCCTCAACTTTTCCTTGCTCCCCGTAAATCACTGTTTGCGTGCCTAATGCATTCGCTGAAGGAGTCACGCCAGAGTATTTAAATCCAAAAACCCTGACTCTGGACGAACTATCGGTTTGGAATGGCACATATGCCCCCCCAACTGTAACAAAGAAAGGATCGTTTATTGTTACCTGCGAGTTTCCTGATATTGTGACCGCACTTACTCCCGTCAGGTTATTATTATAGGAGGCCTGCAAACCATTCACAGTTACCTGGCTATCAATTATATCCATGAGTCGGCCATCCCCTGATACAGTTGTCAGATTTTCAATCCCATACGCATTTATCACGATTCCATTGCATCTCTGAAGATGCCACGCATAGCGAGTGAGATTTATTTCGCTATAACATGCGTTGAAAACAGAATAATTTAGTTCATTTATATACCAACTAAATCTGTATCCAGATATACCAACCCTTTCAAACGTACCACTTGTTCCGGCTCCTAAGTTATTTACTATAGGTGTAATATTAAAACCTACCGTGCCCATCACTCCGTCAGGGGCGGCCAGGTTACAGCCTTTAACAGAAAATGTGTAAACGTTTCGCGTGTCAAATCCTATCATCGCCCCTTTAAGCCATACGTTTTCTATATCAAACGCATTACCAAACGGGCAGTATATTCCATAGTCTGATGTGGCGTTATCCTTATTAAGGATGTAGCAGTTTTTAATGGAGAAGAACCTTGCATAATCATTGTCCTTATGGGCAACTATGATTTGCGCTTTCTTTCCAGAGAATACTGACGTCTGATTTCCTATTGGCGTTTTTGCATTGGGTGCTTCACTTTCAGATAAGACGCCACCGCCATAAACAATATCCAGTCCGAATTTTGCATCGAAATCAAGATGCCGTCCCGACCTTAATAGAATCGGCTTGCTGAAATAGTATTTATTACTTATGCCTTTTACCGTTCTGTTACTACCTTGCTCGGCGTTTTTTAGGCATAGCTCAAGGATGTCCCAGTCGTCATCATTTCCATTCCCTTTGGCTCCAAGCGAATCAATGCAGATAACACCTGAGGATATGTCCAGATTCCATATGAACCCGTCAGAGTCAGATACTGCCAATTTTCTAAGTTGCGTTGGGCTTTGCCCAGGGTATGTTTTCTCTGATGATCTTACCCAGAAATCAGCGATTCCAAAAACATTGTCATAACCAGATGTATTTATAATCCCTATATTCTCTGGGATTGATGACGTCATGATCTTGGTTGCTGTGTTTAAATTCTTTGATAGCGATGTTGTGAATGAAATGTCCTTAGCTTTTATTCCAGCAATTAGTACATTACTATCAATATTTGCAAGGTCATCAATAAATGACCCCAAAGTGTATTGAGATCTTTTATTAAAATAGAATTGTTGCGCATTGTATGAGTCGTATACAGCCATGCTGTGTGAATCTTTGGCAACGAATTTAACTACCTGCCCGTTATACACCGGAAAACCACCGGCATTGATTACGATAGGCTGCGGAACAGGCACCAGTGAACCTTCTTCATTCTCGATGTAAACCTGAATCTGGTTCTCTGGAATGGTCGGATCGGTATCAATTTTACCGATGTAGATTTTACCGTTCGCCAGCGCCTTAAACGAACGCGCCGCGGTGAATAGTTGAGAGGGCATCGATACGACGACATTAGCAGTGATGTCTGACATTTATTAGGCTCCGGGCGCGAGTAATCCCCACAGCTGAGCTGCGGTGTGATAAGGTTACATACCGAAATGGTACTATTGTTGATTTATCCAGTAAGACTTACGATGCCGATCCACCCACAGGTGAGGCGTCAGGAATGTACAGTAAATACGATGAGGCTCAGTTCCACTTGAGGCTAACGCATGAGTTGCACACTAAGATAAAGCAGCGTGCCAGGATGAATAACCGTTCCATCAACGCTGAAATAGTGGCTACGATGGAAGAATCTCTCGCTAATCCTTCTCCGATACGCGGCTATCGGGATGACGCAGAGAGAGAAGCTGATATCGCTTCACAGGAAGTGCAGAAACTAGTGTTTGAAAAGCTGGTTGAGCACTATCGTAAAAAATAACCAGAGGCACTTATTATGTGGTTTATCTCTTTAATCAAGCCTTTCGCTTTTTCCCTTTCTTTCTTAGGTTTTGGAATGGGTATGTTCCCTGAGGTAGGCGATCGGCCTCATGGAGCATTTGCTTTTGCATGCCTTTCTATTGCACTACTGATTGCATGGAGTGAATTGATCCGCATCTTAAAGAAATAAATCGACCATCCCTGGAGGATTTCATGATCTACTTTATTGGAGTTTTTGCAGTTGCTCTTATCCTTGTCCCATGCATGGATGAGGCCGCATACCGCGGAGAAAAAAATCGACTTAATCAGCAGAAACAGAAGCACGGGTAACCGCAGAAACTGCATCTTCTACTGCCTGAAGATTCTTTTCAAATGCAGTGCTCCCACGGGGAGTATTTGCCAGCCTGAGCATTGCGTTACGCACTGGAGCGCTTTCATAAACTCTTGCCAGTGCGCCATACCCCAAACCAGTGGCTGTGCCTACCCCTCCTGTCCCAACCACATCAGAGGCGATTCCTGCTGGAACGGCAACCTGAAATAGCTCCTGCCCTGTGGGTGTGACGGCACCGGCGCGAGAAGCTCTTCGCGTCTGGTCAAGATAGGTTTTCAAACCATTGAGATATTGGCGATCGGTTCCTTTGAAAATTATCCCCGTCTGGCTTGAAAGCCTGTTTAGCTCATTGAGGAAGCGATCCGGGCTTCCGGCTGATTTTTCGTAAGCCTTCCCAATGACTGATGCCCTTGCAGCGCTGCGCCCGCGCGAGTCCAGAGAAGCATAAAGCTGCCTTACCTCACTTGGCTTATTGCTGAAAAGAAGGCTGTTAACCACTTCAGGTGTTAATTCGCCTTTTTGCAGCACATTTTTAAGCCGGGTATTTTTCACCAGATTGGCTTCATTGGCATACACTGCATTTGCCTGGTTATACCTTGATGCTGCCTGGCTCCCTAACCTGTCGGAAACTGCTTTGTTCAGATCACCAGTCAAAGATGAATACACCTTGTTGACCGATGCCTCGGACTGATTAGGCCAGACAATGCGATCACCTTTTACATCCTGCCTGAATTGAGTCCTCAAATCCCTTAATAACCCAAAATCAGCACCCTTATCCAGCTCATCCCTGTAAACTTTTAATTTACTGATTGTTTGATTGTCAGCCGCGCCACCAAGCCTTGAGAGGCGGCTTATTTCGTTATCAATGACCTTAATGGCGTTATCAGGTCTTATTTGCCCGGCAGACTGCATGGCAGCATTGACATCAGAAAGTCGCTCTCCAGCGGCAGACTTAACCTTGCTGGTTTGCCGTTGAAGGCTTGAAACAATTTCATCAGGTGCTGGAGCGTCAAACCTCTGCGCGTATTGATCGATAAGGTTACCTCTAACCTCTTGTTGCGCCCTTCTTACCGATCCGGTACCGGTGATCGGTACCTTTTCACCAAGAGCCTGGGCAGAGCGGCCAGAGAAAGTGCCTGGTTGCACCACATCCGTTGTTAGCAGAGGTGCATTATTCTGCTCTGCAAACCTGATAGCCTGCTGAGCCTCAGGTGCGATACTGCCTTTTACAGCTCGGTATCCTGACCCTATCAAGCCTCCTAAAGCACTTACACCCCCGCCTACTGCGACGTTTGTAGCTAAATCGGAGGCAAGCTTCGAAGCATCATTTTGTTCACTGTTTGAAGCAAGAGTGCCAGCAGCACTTTCAGCAGTAAGGCGCGGGATCGACTGTACAATGCGGCCAGCGATTGATGGTGCCTGCACAGCAGCTCTCTCTATACCGACAGGAGTTAAATATGGTAGGGCCTCAGAAAAAACTTTTCCTTCCGTTGTCTGAGGAGTTAGCGTGCCTGGCTGCAAGCCGAAATCTTTTTCCAGTCCTTCCGTAGTCACCCTTGGCGCAGTTGGATATGACCCATCGCCAAGACCAAAGAATTTACCTACCCCAGCACCCGCACCAACTACAGCGTCTGTTATCGAGGCAGGAATATTTCCGACATTAATAGCCGCCTGAAGTAGACCTCTCCATGTTTCTGCTAAACCATCACCAATTTGCTGGGCTGTGGTTTGTTGCTGTTCAACTGGTTTTTGTTGTTCAATCGCTCCAGGTTCAGACACTGGTATTGGATAAGCAGAAAAGAACTGTTGGCGAGCCTCTTCAGCCTTATCTCCGGCCTGAGGAGCAACAACCTCGTTGAAATATTGCTCCTGAGCCTGAGCTTTCTGATCAGGAGCCAATGACTGGTACTGTTGTGACGAGATAACGTCTTTCCATGCCTTAGCCATTAATCACCCCAAAGAGATTGATAACCACCGCCTGGCTGATTTGTGCTCTGTGTAGCCTGCGGAGCCTGAGCCTGAGGTGGTTCCTGATAATTAAATTGACGCTTAACCGTTGATAGTTTTCCTTCCAGTTGCCCTCTGATCTTTCCTATCGAGTCCCGGAATGCCTTTTCGCTCATTTTCGGGCTTAATGCTCCCACTGCATCTGATAGCTTTTTACCTTCAGCATCAGATAGAGCACCCATACCCTTAAGTGACTGAACCATTGGGAGGAATGTTTGAGCTTTAAATGTATCAAGGCGAGCCTCAAAGTTCGCAGCATCTGTACCTGGGATCGTTGGGAATGCTGAGTTAATTCCAACCGCCTTGGTTAGCCCTGGGCTTTTCTCTATCTCGTTGAGAGAATCAAGAGCTGTGCTGAAAGTGTCTACTGCTCCCTGAGCAGTAGCAGTCCTTTCAGCTTTCGCCTGTTCTTTCTTCTCCCTTAAGTCATATTGCTTTTGCTGAAGGTCAGCGAGCTTAATCTGATTGGTCTCGCGTGCGATCTGTCGGTCAAGTTTGCGGTCTTCAAGTTCTGATCGTTGTATTTCTCGGCTGAGCGCAGCATTCTGCGCCGATATGTTTTGCCCTCTTACCTGAATGTCCTGCCCTCTCGCGGTAAGAGATTCCCCAGCCTGATTGCTACGCACAGTCTCTGCCAGTGTGTCACGCTGAATCTGGCGCCCCTGAATCTTGTCCTGAGCATCAAAATACTTGTCGGGACCAAGAGCAGCCATGCCAAGGTGATCGGCAAACTCACCGAATCCTTGCGGGTTCTGCTGGTAGGTTTGCGCCACTTCAGTCGGATCCAGGCCAACTCTCTGTAAATCAGAGGCATTGTTTCTCAGCCAGGTCCCCATAGTTTCCGGAGAAGATGCGGCCAGTCGAGCACCGGCGGCAAGGTTGCCTACCGTTTCTCGCTGGTCTTCATCGACAAACTTCATACCATTGCGCACAGCCTCTACCTGATCAGGGTATACCGCGGCAAGTTGCCGGATAGCATTCCGGTCGCCAGCTGCGTAAGCTTTTCCATAAGCAGCCTGGAATTCTTTCTGACGCTCAGCAGCCTTAGCCTGATTATAAGCCTGGTAGGTATCACTCAGACCCTGAAGGGCAAGCAATCCCATATTGTTGGCACCAGATCGCTGAATTTCATTGTTTTGTCTGATGAGGTTTAGAGTTGCATAGGCATCGCTGGCCTGAGGAGCGTTGCTGTTATTAAGGCCGATGCCAGCCAGAAAAGAGCCTGCGTTAGACCCCTGATCCCACGTAGCCATAATTAGACCTCAGAATAATGAACCGAGCGCACCTACGCCTGCGCCAATAGCCGTACCCCACCCGGGCATGATGGCTGTACCTGCCGCTGCGCCCGCCGCTGCGCCACTTAGCGCACCCTGCAATTTTGATGGCTGGTTAGCGCTTGCCGCAGATGCCGCTGCCTGCTGCTGGTATAGCTGACCCACGTTGTTGGCGTATGACTGACCAGCGTTAGCCTGCCCGGTCAGAGCGCCAAGCCCGATGTTAGCCAGGTTCTGATAGTTGTTCATCTGGCCTGAAAGCCAGTTCTGTCCAAGCGACGGGGCAATACTTGCCAGTTGGTTAGACGTAGCAGTAGAGCCGAGTCCGCCGGTAGCTTCAGCGGACTGAAGCGCCTGATAGCGTGCCTGGTCTGCAAGGCCTTTATACTGGTCAGAATTGTAATACTGGTTCAGCGCCGTATTTTGACCCTGGAGCGTGGAAAGCCCCTGTAGTTGGTTAACATACTGTCTTGCCAGAGGAGTGAAAGGCGCAAGGTTCTGCATGTTCGTCTGCCACATTTCACGTTGCAGATCGATTCCCTGCTGAGTCGCCTTCGCTTGGGCCTTTGAACCGCCATCACTACCACCTTTACAGTAGACGGCACGCTCAAGATGTTTCCGGGCGATCTGTTTAATTAGCATTGATTAGCTCCTCGTATTTTGAGCGTGGCAACTGATATAAGGTGATTCCTACAGGCTTTCCATTGCTGATATACGCGTCATCAAGATGGCCGACGCGAGTGGCACCAATCAGGCGGATAATCGCTCTGCCGTATTTGGTGGTGTCAGGGACCATTGTTATGCTGTTCAGGAATGGGGAGTGATGGAGAAGCCACTTGCAGAATAATCGGTGACCCTGGAGTGCATATTCCCCGCGGAATCCAGGCTCATAAACTGCATGGCATTCGACTACGCTGTGCCAGAAATTACGCACCTCATGAACGCCAGCCAGAACCAAACCTTCATAGATGCCGAGATATAAAGCATCCGGCTTGATTAAGTAATTTTCTCCGGCATCAACAATATTTCCTGTGTTTGCCGGATTGTTGAGGAATTCGGCAAGCTTTACAGGGTTGTCTATGAGTCTTATTTCCATCATGCGATTAACCCGTGGTTGCGTGCCATATCCTCAAGCGCTTTAGTGCGCTGCCTGGTTGCGATGAGAGCTGTAACAATCGCCTGAACCTCTGCCTGCGTCGGCGGATCGCTCACTGTGAAAGAAGCGTCAGCGTTAAACGCGCCTTTGTTCGCGGTGCCGGTTGAAGCTGTCCAGCCTGTTTGTTGCGGGCCGATAACCTTTACGCCATTTACTGAAAGAGAAGTCTGAATTGAGAGGGAGGATTGTATCTCCTGGCTGGCGGTTGCAGATTTTGAGACGTAGTCACCCTGAATCTGAGTGATCTTGCCCTCAGCCGTGGTGACTCTGGTTTTCAGGCCGGATACATCGGTCTGTAGCGTCGAAATCTTACCTTCTGCTGTCGTCAGCCTGTTACCCTGGCTCTGAATATCGCTTTCGTTCTGCGTTATTCGCGTTTCATGGTTGGCTAACTCTGCCTCATTTGCCGTAATACGGGTTTCGTGGTCTTCGAGTTTAACCTCGGCGGCTGTGATTCTGGTTTCGTGATTGGCAAGAGTGGCTTCGGCACTGTCTAACCGCTGCTCATGGTTAGCCAGAACGACATCCTGCTCTTCGTTCTTCTCCTGCGCCTCGTACGCACCCTCACCTGCCGAGTTGGCCTTCTGCGCTACTTTGGAGAAATCTGCCGCCTGACTAAGCGTGTACTCTTTGAACGCGCCAGAAAATCCCGGAGGCAGGGAGGCGGCAGCAATGCCAATAGCCGTTATGGAAACCGGCGTTTTCAGTGAGTCATCAGCCATTATTCCACCCTAACCTGACAGCCTGATAGTGTGACGGGAGCGCGGGTAATGATGCGCAGCTTGAATCCGATGTTCTTCCTGATGCGGCCAAGGCGACGCAGAATCACGCGGCGGTCATAAGAAAAAGGCGCATTCCAGGGCATCAATACTTCCCGCCCATAATTTATTCCATCTGTTGTGGTGGAGATAAACAGGGCCTCTGCCCTTTGCGTCACACCTCCACTTGATTCAACTTCAAAGTCAAATACGCGTCCACCGTCAGCTTTGAACAGCGGCGTTAGCAGCAGATGCTCCTGCTGTTTATCGTACTGTGCAGAAGAGTCGAAGATAAGCTGACCGGTCACAGCCTCTTTCTTGTCGCCACAGGTGATCGCATTACCTTCGTAGATGAAGTCAATCCCGCGGTGAACGTCATCCTGCAAGCCGGTTTTCAGCACCGCCCACTGCGGTCCGTTCTGACTGGCTGCCGAATCGTACACAAGGACATGGCGCGGGAGATGGATAATCAGTAACTCATGAGAGTCGAAACGCAGAGGCTCCATTACAGCGCTTGAGAGTTCATCAGCGGTATAAGACCGAATGATTTTCTCGATGCTCGACGTTGCGATAGGTTTGTACTGCCCGGAGTCCATCAGATAAACAGATGGCGCTCCGGTGGCCGGGTTGCTGATAATGGCAAACGCATCCAGATACCGGCATTTACAGTGCGTACCGGCAATTCCGATAGGAACAAAGTAGCTAGGGTTGTTAACGTAGACCGCCGCACCAACTCCGCTATTGCCGGTCAGCGTGAAGTATTCCGTTGTAGACGTACCGAAACAGACAACATAGTCATGCCAAACACCTAACCCGATAATGCCGTCGGGTTGAGATTCAGCGCGATATTCCGCACTGTAGCGGTCAGGGTGCTCCTCATTCTCCAGATCGGAGATGAAGAAGGAATCAGTTCCGTCTTTCGACCAGATATAACGACCACGCACTCGGGTTACATCCCGGGCAGAACCGAGTTCGTATTGCGTGTAGCCGGTATCAGTCGCCCAATTGTTGATAGTCGCCACCGCGCCGGTGTATTTGTACAGGTTTACATTGCCGTTTACACAGACCGCCTGCGACGCCCGGCTGTGAGCCATAGACACGCGACCCGATCCGGAAACTGACGCTATATCCGTGGCGGCACGATAAAGACGACTACCACATACCCGGTAAACGTCATTCTGCGCAGAGTTAAACTGTGCGCCACGCGACACACCGGACACATCTCCGCGCTTCTGTATGCCGGGAAAGGATCGCAGATATCCGCTGCTGTTCAATATTTCTTTCGGCGTCGCAAGCATATTCACCGGCAGGAAATCGATATAGTCAGCGTTACGGTAGTCCTTACCCGTTCCCTTCATCAGAGGAAGTTGAACTGTCGGCATCACAAGGCCCTCTGCGGTGGTAATAGTTAATACCGACACTCGTTGCCAGCCTGTTCCCGCTGCCTACAGGCATACGGTTTGGATACCCATCACGGCAACGGGACTTTCTGGCCCGCTCAATGGCGGAAAGTTTGATCAGTGACTCTTTGCCATATCTGGCACTGGCGATCAGTTTTGCAACAGGCTCAATCGCATAATCGGGAGAGATACGGCAGGCCAGATTGATAATCACGGCGTTAAGCGCGTTGTTTTGCAAACCATGCGGATCGCCAGCATCCGGCGGAGTGTCGGCAGGCGCAAAAATATAGCCAGCGTCAATACCGGCACCAGTCAGCCCTGACCATTCAGCCATCATCATTTCGAGGTCGTTAACACCATCTTCGAGTGACTGCGGCTCGACATCGGTTAGCGTTGCATTTGAGGCAACTCCCAGCTTGCGGAGCGCCGCGGTGACGATGTCACCTTTAGACGTCAGATTCATCGCTTTCCGCCTTAGTTGTGCGGGTACGGGTGATCTTCTTCGTTTCTGGCTTGGTGGACGGCACTTCGTCAGGGTGCTTATGCCAGCCATCCTTCAGGTAGCCGGATACCTCGTCATCTTTCACGATGATAGTCTGGTATTCTTTGCCCCATACCCGCGTGCCGAGACCCTGCTTATAAAGCATTGTGCTCATGGTTATCTCCTGAAAAAGGGGGCCGAAGCCCCCAATAAATCAGCCTTCGACAGCCGTTGCGACGTCCTGATTAGCCAGGCCGACGCCAATCGCTTCCGGTCGTACAGCGGTTGATTTGTACCAGAGCGCGATACGGCATTTGCCGCTTAGCGTGCTGATATCACCCTGGAATGCGATGACGCCATTCAGGCCGGTGCCTGGGATAGAGAAGCTTTCAGACTTCATGCCAGCAAACAGAGAATGGTTCAGCGGGATTGGCTGAGACACCAGGCGGATGGAATCATCAGCCCAGAACACGTTCGTTGCTACAGTGTCGGTGTTCAGCACGTTGATTGCTGCGCCAGCCGCCAGTGAGGTGTTCACGTTGGCATACGCTCGCTCTGCTGCGGTCAGACTGGTGTCATCCAGCGCAACCGGCTTAGGCGTGATGGTGATGGCGTTGCCATTCACGGCCACGACAGAGAAAGTCGCATCCTGAACCAGCACGTTTTTCGCCATCTGCGCCAGGAATTTAACGCCAGCGAAAGAAATCTTATCGCCACGTTTAAAACCTGTGCCAGAGCTGACGTTGACCGTTGCAAAACGGTTGTCAACGTTTTCACGGCTGTTGTCTTCATTCAGACGCCATGACTGAGGCTTAAACTTCTGCGCGCCGCTGACCGTTACGCCAGTTGCGGTAGAAGCAACCAGTGTCGGCAGCTTAGGAGAACGCAGCACATCGTTGAAGCCGGCAACCTGCTTCTGAATTACGCCTTTGGTGTAGGCGTCATCCTGGATGCGACCGTAAAAGTCTTTGCCAGCGAGGTCCCGCCCAGCGCCACGGTAATCATTGGCGTTGAAGAAGAAGCTCAGCCCGGCGTCGCGGTTAAGCTCACGGGAGAACATCAGAGATTCAGCTTCGGAGATGAAATCCCAGCCGGTGTTCGCATTACCGATCGGGCCGGTGCTGGTCACCACCAGAGAGCCCATTTCAGCAGCGGTGCGGGCAATTTCCGCTTCAACGTTGTTTGCCAGCTTCTTGGCAGACGCGGCGATGCGGCGGCGATAAGTCGACTCGTCGCGAACATCATCGGCGCGGATGTCGAAGAAGTCGTTATCAGGCTCGTCAAGAGTAACTTTGACGTTCAGTTCCAGCAGATCGGTTTCTTTGTCGGTCAGGTCCCAGCCACGCTGAGTGGGTGCTTCCTGCTCTACCGGCATCCAGATCGTGTTGTCACCACGCTGCATTTCACGGCCCGGCGGAGTGTATTTATCCACCTTCATGACCATCGGCATGATGTTCTGCATCGTTTCGATAACTTCGTCAACCGCGAGAGTTACCATTTGACCTTCATTAAGCATAATGACATAATCCTATTAAACACCTGCATTTAGGTGTGTGTTTAAATTATTTAAGGAGTGCTCAGTGTTTGAAAAACTGTTTACCTTTGATAGTGATTCAGGTTCCCTCGTGTGGAAGGAGAGGGATTTCGAAGCCACCAAAAATACTGAAACAAAGCGCGGCTCCGCTGAGTCAAAAACAAAGCGGTGGAATTCTCGATATGCAGGGAAAATTGCTGGAACCAAGCGTGCCAGTGGATCAAGGTTTTACATAACGGTTGAGGTGAACACAAAGCCTATGATGGCCCACCGAATCATTTGGATGATGAATCATGGAGATATACCAGAAGGATTCGAGGTTGATCACATAGACCACGACGGAACAAATAACAGACTGGAAAACCTCCGCCTTGTTGACCGAAGTGGAAACATGAAAAACCGCAGCAAGCAAACAAATAAGTCTGGCGTTCACGGTGTGCACTGGTATGAAAGCAATCAGTGCTGGGTTGCACAATGTCAAAGTGGAGGTGTAAGGCATAGAGAGCTTTACAAGTCATTTGACGATGCATGTGAGGCAATTAAACGCATGCATGAGAAATATAAATTCCACAAAAATCATGGCAGTTAATCAAGAATCAAGCGGTCTAAGTGACCGCTTGCACAACACATTCCTTTAAGCTGTGCCTTCAGCTTGCGATAGGTTTCTGTGTCACCCTTCTTCGCCGCTTCATCCATTTTCTTCTGGATTGCTGACGTGTTGGCCGCCACAGCGCTTGGCTGTACCGGCTCGTCAACAGGAGGGGCTGAAGAGATCGCATTGCCGCGAGGCTTGAGAGTTAGTTTTTCAGATAGTAGAGCAAGCTCAATCAGGGCCATTTGACCGTCCATAGACATCAAACGACGAAGCTTCTCCGGGTTTGCACCCAGGTGGTACATCAGGGTCGCTGACTTTCCCGGGAAGAGGCGCATCACAGATAGCGCCACGTCTGGCGGCACGCTCTGCATAAATGCATCCTCTTTCTCCTGGTAGTCAGGGATATTCAGTTTTTCAGCTTCGTCATAATGCTTGCGGGCATTCTCGACATTGAGCGCTGATTGCTGGGTGAAGTCCTGAGTCCGGCGGCCCTGCTCTGCGACAGCTGCGCTGCGTGCATCTAACGATTTGTGGTTCCACTCATCCAGATCGCTGTTGAACTGAGCCAGTGCAAGAGTGTTATCGTAGTTGTACTTAGCGAGAGCCTCCTCTGACAGGTAGTCGTTAGGATTTGGCCGCTTAGGAATCTCAGGATTCACCCGAAGGTGCTCCGGCAGCTCGCCGCGTTTAACCGCTTCCGCCTGTGCCTCAAGCTCACGTTGACGCTTGCGCTCAAGTCGGCGACGGGCAAACTCTGCATTAGTTGCCGGGTCTTGTTTCTGCTTAGTCTCATCGTCATTCAGGACAATATCGAAGCCTGCCTCCTGCGCACCTTCGCCACTGGCATGTGGCGTTGTATCGACTGCGGATGCCGCCGCTGGATCGACGTGCAGGTCTTGGCCCTCAGAGCCCTGAGTTTCGGTGGTATCGTACATAATTAACTCTCTCTTATTGAGGTAACTCGGCTACTCCGCCGGTGGGATAATTTTGTCTCTGCGATTGCAGGATGTTGACTATGTCCAGCCCCTGTTTGTGGCGCTGTTCATTGCCTTTAAGAAGTAACTCAGCGTTGGCGCGAGCGTCATCGCTACTGTTCTGCTGGAATGATTCGATTGTTTTCAGGAACTCCCTGAACTCGGCCTGCTTATCCAGATCCATATTGTTGAAGATTTCTGCAATCTTCGCGGCGTTGAGCTGGTTCTGAGCCTCAACCTTCGCCGCCTCGACCTGAATCTGTGCCTGTTTAGCCTGAGCGTTAAGCAGATCTGCCTGGCCAGTCAGCAACACACCCTGCGCCTGAATGGCTTCCGGGCTTGGTTGCTGTGGCTGACTCTGTGCCTGCTGAACCATCTGAATCTCTTCAGGCGTCTCAGGTTTCTTCAGGCCCATCACGACAAGCTGCTTGTTCGCGTACTCACGCATCAACTCAACACCTTTACCGTCAAGTAGCGTGAAGTACTGGAGCAACAGCATCTGCCATTCCGGCGTACCCTGCGGCACCTTAGTCAGCAATTCCTGAATCTCGGCCCGGTTCTGCTCTTTCATCGACTGGAATGAAGGGCCGGTGTCGGTGTAGCACTCGTAACGACCGCGAATATCGTTGGTCACAACGCGCTCACCGGTAGCAAGGTCGATCATCTCAGAGTAAAGCTGGACGTCTTTCTCACTTCCATCTTCAAGCGTGATGGTCACCTGACGGGGGATGTCGTAAACGTCATTCACCATTGAGGCGTAAATCTCACCGTCGCGGCGCATTGCCGTTGCCAGGTTGTCCTGAAACACGTAGGTCTCAAGGTCTGCCCGCATGTTGAGCTGGTTAACCGTATCGAAAGCAACCTGCCCGCCAGCCGCCTCACTATCCACGCCGAGAGTGGCAACCTCTTTTACTGCTGCGGTGGCCGCCTCAAGCATGTAGGCGTTGGCCTGCGGTACTTCAGGGTTTTCCATGTAACTGACAGGCTGAACAGGAAGATCGCCGCCGTTCTCATCGGTCCGGTTAAGCAGGTAGTACGGATAATCATCATTGCCACCATACATGTGCTCGTATCCGGCAATCTGCTCTTGCCAGAATATCGGCTTCTTCTTCGGCGTGCGGGCAACAATGTCAGCATTAAACGACATGATCATGTTGCGCAGGCGCTGGCCGTCTTTCGTCAGGCGCACAACGCCTTCGTAAACCTCTTTGTCTCCGGCGAATGACCACTCACCGAACACCGGCACGATGGGGATATGCTCACCGGCAATCTTCTCCCGGTCTTTGAGGATGTCAGTCAGGGTGATGATTGACTTATACACCCGGCGGCGCATCACCTTGCGCTGGCCCACTTTCTCGAATCCGCGTTCTGCCAGGTCGTCGATCACATCCTTGATATCTTTCTGGAAATAACTGACCGGCTCACCTGTCATCGGGTCGATGTAGATGAACGCCCATTCCTTCTTCTCTTCAACCTCGTAGTATTCACCAACGTAGATAACAGAGTTAGATATCCAGGGGAAAGCCCAGGATTTGTCGGGATTCTGGAATGTCGGTATTTCATCCGGGTCGAGGTCGTACTCTTCAGCGAATGTTTTCCATCCTTCCTTGCTCAGCGGGGTGATGATGGTACAGTGCTTCGCGTCGCTCTTGTCCATCTGCTTACTGTTGCAATCCCATATAACGTGGGAACTTGCTTCGTGGATTGGCAGGCGGCGGATCACCTGGTTATTGCTGGTCGGGTTATTATCTTCGTACTGAGTGACGAGACGCCACGCTCCCACACCGGCTTCGATCTGTTCGCGAACGCCAACGTTAACGGCAATCTTCGCCGTGTTGTGCCGCATATCCGTGCGGTACATCCCCATCAGCACATCAGCGGCGTCTGGCTTTGCTCCGTCCTTCGGTCGGTACAGCACGTCGATCGGGTTACGTCGCATCTCAGCAACAAGCTTACGCACTACCGGGCGAACAACATCAAACTGCCCTCGGTACTGCAATGTGGTGTAATCGCTCAGCCAGTCATCCCACTGTGATATGCGAGAAAAGAAAAGATCATTAGTAGCTTCCTCACGCGCTTCATCACTAGCAGTCCAATCGCTGTCGAACTTTTTCAGTATTTCTTCTAAACGATTTTCTTTGTTTTCCATAATAACGCCGTGATAAAATATGTGGGATTACTGACCTATGGAGCCATAGCATGCTGACCATTGAAGAAGTGAGAACTCTTTTTGACTACAGCCCTGAAACAGGGTTGCTGATCGCAATTAACCGCACAAGGAGGACCGACCTTAACGGCAAGGCTGTAGGGTGCCCACATGGTAATGGCTATCTTGATGTCAGGGTTGGTAGCAAATTATATTACGTTCATCGATTATGCTGGGCGCACCATTATGGAGAGTGGGCTGATTTAATTGACCACATAAACGGTGTCAAGGATGATAATCGGTTAGCAAACCTAAGGCTTGCCAACAAAAAAATGAACGGACTTAACAGAGGCGTAGACAAAAACAATACCTCCGGGTTTAAAGGAGTTTGCTTTCGAACGGATACCAATAATTTTATGTGGCAGTTTGTAATCGATGGGAAAAGGTATACTAAAAGCGGATTTCCCACAGCAAAAGATGCTTACAGCCACAAACTTAAATTCATCGATGCTCTCCAGCACTCGGCATCAAAATTCCTTAAGCCATAGAGATTATCGTCCCCGTGCGACAGGTTTAATCGGCGCTGGTAATACTTTCTCTTTCACGACGCCAATGTCGCCATATCGTCTGGCAAAGCGTCGCATCATGTATGCATAACGTGTGGCATCAAGCAGGTCATCACGGGTTTTGACGATCCGCCCTTTATCATCACGATGATAGAAATTGAACTCTTCAAACCAGTCTCTCAGGCCACTGAACACCTTGAACCTGCCGCTGTTCATCAGGTCGTGAAGCTCAAACAGACCGGCCTCTACAGATCGGGAACCATCAGGCCATTGAGCACACTCACCCAGCATCAGGAAGCCTGCATCTGAGTAATAAGATTTCTGCTGCAAACCTGAGCCTTTCTCGGTCTGCAAACCGTCCTGCGGCCATGCAGTAGGCACCTTGTTAGCCCAAGACTTAGTGGCCCCCCACGCTTCCGCAGGTGATGTTTTGCTGGCCTTCCATGCCTTAGTGACGTAGAAGGTTTCGTTGTCCAGGTCGATAGCCAGTTGAACCCGGCTTTGCGGGTGGTCCCAGCCAAAGTCCATGCCGTCGATAACCATGAAGTGCTTAGGTATCGGAAACGGATCGCAGGATATGGTGTCTTCGCTGAAATCAAATATGCGGCCCTGCCCGAGCATCGGTATACCTTTGGTACGCATATCACGCTGATGCGGTGGGTACGATTCAAGCAGACTTTTCTTTGTCTCCGCTGTGAGGTGCGGAGCATCATCCCAGCCAACATTCATGCAGAACTGTGATTCACCCGGGTCGTCGAGAAGCTTGATAACAAGCTCAGTGCGTCCGTTCTCCGGCGTAAAGGTGAGGATTCCTCTGCCGCCGCGTCCACGGTCTCCGGTTGCTGTACGCGTCAATACCTGCGGGTAGATAGTCTGGTCTTCTGGCTCTTCGTCGATGTGAAACCAGTCGATATCATCACCCATCAGAGCGTGCTGGCCCTGTGTGTACGACCAGAACTGCACTTTGCTGAGTTCTCCACTGCTGTGCCGGATATAAGCAGAGCGAACTGCGTTTGGCGTCCCTGTCATCGGCTCGGTAGAAACAATGCGATCGGCTGGAACAAGTCCGCCAGTAAATTCACCGTTAACCTTCTTGCCAATGATGGCAGCCTGAAGCAGGTCACGACACTTTTCACCGGAGTATCCGAGGCACCACATTAGCGGCGCATGATCGAATCTGTGTCCCGCCCATCCATCAGGGTATTCGCCGAGAAGATGGATGGCGTCGATATAGGTCGCTGTGTCTGTCTTGCCTACGCGGTTAGCTGCGATGAGGGCGCACTGACGGTACTCGGCGGTGGCGGAGATAAACTTTCTCTGCCAGGCGTAACGAGTGTCGTAATAGGATCGGTAACGGTAGGTCATCTCACGGCGAGCTTTTTCCTGTAACAGCGTGATTAACTCAATCTTCTCCTCTCGGCTCAGATTTTTCATTCACAAGCCTCGCGAGTTTTGCGTTGAGTTCTTCGTCTGACATGGTTTCAATGCTTCCAGAGTGCTCTAACTTTTCAGTAAAAAGCTTCAGGTGCTTACCAAGAAGCTCGTACCCTTTCAGCGCTGAGGTTGACTCGTAACGGTATACCGCCGCCACCTCGCCATCCTCTGTTTCGCACATAACAGGATCGCCGTTTGGTAATCTCACCTTCTCGGCCTGTTCGCACCGACGAATGTTTTTGATAATGCCTTCGATAACAAACTGTGCACTCAGGCCGACAGCTTCATTGCGCTCTGCTGCTAACTCGGCAATGCGTTTTCTTATAGACGGCTTTGCCATGTTCTCTGCGGCTATCTGCCTGGCCGATCTCTCGCTATACCCGGCCCTGATTGCTGCCTGAGTACCGTTCAAATCAATGATGTACTCATGGCAGAAACGGTCTTGCTGATCGTTCAAATCTGCCATATCAGAATTTCCTGCTGGTTGGTTTTATATATTGCCGTGATGCAGTGACACCACCGCATCATGATTCAGTGTGTTTATTCTGTGAAAGGCACTCAATGAATGCCCTTGTCAGAATAAAATAAAATGCTAATTACTTTTCAGAGGTCGATTTATCCCATTCCTCGCGGAATTTATTGGGATCGTCGAAGTCCTGTGATGCTTTCAGTTGTTTCATTGTTGCCTCTCGTTAAGCCAGCTCGCCGCCAGCCTTCAGTTTGCCAAGCACAGAGTTAACTTTCGTCACGATGGTGTTAATCGCTGTCTGCGCCGTAGCGATATCCGTTACTGTCTGTGCCGGAATGTTTGCTTCTGCCGCCTGCTGGAGTACACCGCCGCGCTGCGTAGTGGTCGGGGTTTTGTTGCCAGCCATCGCAGTAGCGCCTGTGGTGCCGATCTGCAACCCTAATACCTGCTGGGTGTAAGCTGCTTCGAAGTCTGCTTTCTTCTGATACAGCAACTCACCAGACTGACTGAAGAACAGATACCCACCGGCTACCGGGCGGAAGATGCTCATAAACTGAGATGAGATAAACTGATCGTTGTGAGCGCCGTCGAAACTGGCGTAGGCGTTACCGTCTACATCCTGCCGGATGGACTTAATCGGCAGTGCAAAGGCATAGTTGCCGTTGGCGTCGGTGTAGATAGGCCATTTCTGAGTAATCATTTATCGCCCCCGATCACTTCATCAGTGAATATTGTTTGTCGAAGTCTTTCGCTTCGAGGTAGAACGGCTGGCCGTCGATAGTTTCGACGTAATAACCGCCTTTCTTCGGCTGGTTGATGCTCATGTACTCATGAGACACTTCGAACTCAGGGAAGAAGTCATCTTCGGGGATCAGAAATCCAGCGCCGTCTGTATCCTGGCGGACTTCCTTAATTTTGAGCGCCAGTACCTGAGCGTCTTTGCCCTGGTAGCGTGGCAGTTCAATGCGCTTGAGAGCCATTTACTTTTCCTCTTTTAGTTGCCGATAACCAGCATACGGAAAGTTAGCGTTACCTCACGGGTAGCCATGCGATGCTCCTTATTGGAATAGGTCTAGAGCCTCTTTCGCCTCGCGAATAGCCTTTTCAGCGCGGGCCAGTGACGTTGTTTCAGCACCGGCCAGATTAAGCTGGTCTTTGAACAACTCGAAGTTAAGGCGCTTACCGTCGATGAACGCGATCGCCTTTTCTGCGGCCGCTGTGTCGTTCTGCACCAGGCGGTAAATATCCAGCTTCATCTGTTGCAGATCGGTCAATTCGGTAAGCCCTGCGGGAGTGTTGTTATCTTCTGCCATTGCTTATTCCTGCTTTATGTATGGGAGAAAGTGGCTAAACATGCGGTCAAGCATGTAGCAGTAAGTTTCGTTAGCGTCGATTGGATAAGTTGTTACGCCTACATCACGGCAAACGTAAAAGGAAGTATGCGCACATTCATGCACCAGTGTTGCCGGATCATCATTGAACACGCCGATCAAATAAAGACTCTCGCCCGTTTCGGTGTTGCAATATGACTGGGTTGCGCCTGCCAGCATTTCATTGCCACCGGAGTCCACCCCGAGGTGATTACAGGCCTGCTCCCACTCATCTTTTGAGCGGCAGAGGTAAACATTTGCGCAGTGAAATAATGGCACGAAGAAACGAGGTAATTTAGGCCACTTATTTTTAGCCATGTATAGCTCCAGTCAGTCTTTCTTGATCCGCTCTTTCATCACTTCCATCATCTGATCGATGGCCCGGCGGTTCTGCTTAATGATGTCTTCGATTGCCGCCTTATGGTCCTTCTGCATTCGCCACATGATCCGCAATCCAATCAGAAACCCTATCGCACCGCCGGAGAGGATGTTGTAAATCGAGTACATACTCATTTATCAGCGTCCTTGCATTGCGTTTCGCGTGTTTCGTTGTGGGTCAGGATCTGGCGTTTTGCAGAGGGAGACATCACATCGATGTCTTTGTCGGTCAGGTAGATGTATTTCGTCCAGTCGCAGCCGGTATCAATTACAACCGTTGCCGGGGTCTCGCCATTTGTCGCGCAACCGCTGATCAACATCGACATCAGGAAGACGGGTAACATTATCCTGCACATTTGAAGCCTCTTTGGTGGCCTGTACGCGGGCGGCGGCTGCGGCGGTGGTCTGTTTAATCTGGTCCTGCGTGCGTTGCTCTTCAGCTTCCTGCTGCGCTTTGTTCTTGCCTTTAACATGACCAAGACCAAAGGCACTCAGCGCGACGGTGATAACGCCGCCGATCACCATCATCACAATCTCAACCATGCTCATGGTTTATTCTCCGTGTCGATGCCGGCATCAATCTTCTGTTCAGTGATGTCCTTGTCGGTGGCGATCTTCTTATTCAGAATGTTGGCACCGACAGCAACACCGAAGTAAGCCGTAAACATCCACTCGCTAAGCTGAAGGTTGTAGGCATACCAGCCGATGACGCCGGAGCAGATAATGAACGCTACAAGCTGTGTCCATTTGCTCAGGGAGTGTTTACCGTCGCCAACGCTTTTAACAATGTCTGTCAGCGCCATCAGATTTCCACCCGTTCAAACCAGCCGTAGGTAAACGTCTCGTTAGCCTGGCGCGATTCTGACAGGTCGATGTAGCGCGCACCCTGTAAAGAGTTAAGCGCCTTGAGCATGACCTTCTCACCCTGCTTCTTGCGCTGATCGAGGAATAATTTCAGTGCTGATATGGTTCGGGGTCCGATCTGCCCGTCTGCGGTAATGTCGGGATACAGCTTGCCCTGATTGTTGAAGACGTTCAGGCTGCGCTGGAGGAACTTAGCGGCCACTGGCGGCCCCATGTTCACGCCTGTGTCGGCAAGTTCCGTTGCGATAGCTGAGCTGAGCGTCGCCACCTGGTCAAATCGTGGGCCATACCAGTAATCAGCTTCGAGAATGCCAAGAGCCTGCGCGCGCGTCAGGTTGCGCATGTCACCGGTGTATCCGTGGGCGCGGGCAACCGCCTGAGTGATTCCCCAGTTCGTCGGCCCACCTTTGTCGTTAGGGTTGTCAACGTAGCCGCCTTCCTTGCCGAGGATGCCGTTGAAAATGTCGTCTTTCGTCATTTCTTATCTTCCTCGGTTTTAATCTGTGCTGGCAACTGTTCGACCTTCTGGCTCAGGTCTTTGATCGCCCTGTCGCGCTGCTCGGTGCGCTGCAAACTTTCAGCGCGGAACATGAAGTAACCCGATGTCACGCCACCAAGGAATATACCGAGCGCGGAGACGGCCACGACCGCCAGGAGTTGCCAGTGGTGATACCAGCGCTTTGGGTCTTTATCTGGTAACTGGTTTGCGGTCCCGGTCATAGCGTTCCTCCGAGGGTCGCACGTAAATGGGTAATCTCAGAGGTTAAATCCTGATTTGATTTGGTGAGTTCCTTCACCTTTTCTGCCAGGCTGTCGTTTTGCTCTTTCAGAAGCCGTAATGACTCTTCGATGGTCTGAAGCCTGGCGTTTGCATAAGTGAGGTCTTCGAAATACTTTCGGATCTGCTCGTCTTTCTGGCTTATCAAACTTCGGAGGTATTTATTTTCTTCCTCTGACCGGTCAAGCGCCTTATCCTGACGCTCAAGCATGTCGATCCGCTGAGAGTCATTGGCATTATTCGCCTTGTTGCTTATCCAGAATCTGGAAAAAGCCATGAATCCTGCAATGCCGGATGACAACGCAGTGCCAGCGCCAATGAAGAACTCTTTTGTGAAAAACTCCATTGCCATAGGTACTGGCCTTTGCTGTGATAAAGAGCCTGGCGAATTATGCCAGGAAGATTTTTATTTGCCTGACCACAAAACTCTCAGACCTTCAGTAAAGCCAAGTACCCATGCTCGCTTTTCTTCACCGCGATACGGGCAGTCGCTGACAGACAGGCACCCTATGATTGCGGCGTCATATCCCTGTTGCCATATTTGATTGAGAGTCATGGCGTACTCATTGAATAAAAAGGCCGGGGAATTTCCGGCAATAGATGGCACATCTGAGCGCTTAGCTCTTATTGTCCCAACTGGCGGGATTTGGTGGGCCGTGAAGGATTCGAACCTGTCTACCCTTCCCTTATGAGGGGACCGCTCATACCTCATGAGCTTCCGGCCCAGATATGAAAAAGCCCCGCACGATGGCGAGGCTCAAAATTCATTATATGTGTCAACGAAAGGCAGAATTCCCATCGTTAAGTTGAAATTACCACAGTTTCGGGAAAAGTAAATAGCTCACAATAAAATAATGAGCTATTTAATCGCATATTATCTTGTTATCGCTTTCAGTTGTGACTCCGCCCACGATTCTTCAATATCAAACTTCGTTATAAGCTGGTCATAGAATGGCTTTACTGACTTCTTCCATGTGTCCAGGGAGATGTCATCAGTGACCTGGCAGATCGCGTTATGAGCTTCTGTTGAGGGCACCCGTTCATAACCTCTTCCTCCACAGCGCTGACAATTATCAATTACCGGAACGCCCTGCTTTTTGGTCAACTCTTTGTTGATCGCCCTGCCACGCCCACGACAGTCATTACAGGCGGCGCTGACGAATCCTGCACCCTTGCATTTCTGACAAAGAACCTTAACCGTCTCAGGGACCTTCACCATGCCAGCAACCTTCATTTCACCCTCTGGTTTTCTGAATTTGTTGGTGAAGACATTGGCCTCAATAAATTTCTTCCCGCCGCAACAATCACACGTTTTAATTGATGCCGCACTGCGGGAATAATCTTCGAAAGCAAATGTTGCGAGCAGTTGCATAACCTTTGGCTTAATATCTGGATCAAGCTTGCGTAAGGCGGCAACCTTATCGCAGCGAGTGATTGCGTAACGGGCCAGCAGTTCAATAGCTTTCTCACGGTCATTTCTGCTGATGCCCATCTTACCCAGGAACGCGCTGTAACCCATCGTCGCCCTTTCCTGGGTCATTCCCATCGCCGCCATGACATCTGTGCCAGTCAGCGTCTCTGATCCGGTAGCACGGGGCAAGTCGCTAATCTGCGTTGACTTTGCGAAATGAAATTTCACTGTACTTTCGAGATTCATGCTGGCTCCTGTGATTTCTGCTGTGCCGTCTGGCGTTGTGGTTTCTGATTGCCGCGATGCTGGTATGGACCGAAGGCGCGGAGGATGCTGTCGTATTCGTATTTATCTGCCTGGCTGCGGGTCATGCTGACTCCTCAAGCTCGGTTATAAGCATTTCCAGACGCCCACCTTTTACGATCGGCATCTTCACGACTCGATAATCAATAACCTGAACGTCATCTGCCCAAAAACCAGCCTTTGTAAGCGCGTCGAATGCTGCCTTTTGCAGGTTATCTAGGTCGCGCCGGCGGCGATCTGGCATGTGACATTCAATGCGAACTTTCAGGGGGCAAGTAACACCAATGTCGATCATTTCTTCCTTGATAATCTCGGCTACCAGGTCACGGTATTTCTTACCTTCAGAGCTGATATGAGTTCTTCCTCGGTTATGCCTGTAGTAACGGTTATTGCTCGGCGGCCACGGCAAACTGATACGATAAAAATTCATGATTTGACGATCCCCTCTTTCAGCCAGATAACCTGCGTGCGTGCCATACCTTCAAGCGCACACTCTTTCGCGTATTCCGCATCAACGAGCCGAGTCCGGCGGTCAATCTCATCGTGACACGATGAGCAGGCGATGGCGGCAATCAGGTCAGGCGGCTTAATGCCGGTGCCGCACAGACCTGGAAGACGGATATGTGCCAGAACTGACGTTTCCGGGTTCCCATTGCACACTCCGGGTATCCGCACCTGGCATTCACGACCGCGAGCAGCTTTGCGTAAATCAGCCATGACTTTTCCTCCGGGCCGCCAGACGCAGCCATTTTTGATCGACAAGACGGGCGGTGTAGCCCAGCATGGTTGGGATATCAGAAGGGTTTGTTTCCTGCTTGCGCTTTCGGCGCTTAGGCATACGGAAGATGCCGCGCTCGATGACTTTGGCGAGAGGACTATGCATTGTCTTTCCCCCAGCGCTGCGCCCATTCAATTTCGAGGCGGGATTTATCGCTGAAGCGGACATTCTGCTGAGTGCCGAACCAGTAGATTGCTTCGATGACTTCAACCATCTGGCGCACGGTCATTTTGCTGGTACGCTGACCGAACATCACAATGCCGCCATCCAGACCGGGAGCCATTCTCTGCTCCTGCTTTTTGGATTTGGCGACCATCGCGGTAATAAGGTCTTTCCAGTCGTCTGAGTCGTACTTATTGCCGAACCAGACAACCTGGTCAGAGAGGTCTTTCAGAAGCGGCCATAATTTACGGTTCTGCTGTAGCGTGCGCGTCATCTCCTTGATGTCGAGAACGAGAGGGCGCTTTTCGTCTACCGGCAGAGAGCGGATGAAGTTGATGGCGTTTTGCTTTACGCCTTCGCTGATGAGGTGGAATTGCTGTTTCATACGCCACCTCGGACAGGCAGCGCAGAATGCAGAAAATCGCAGGTGCTTTTCAGCATCTGTGACAGGTGGTGATAGGTACTCTTTGTGTTTCGCATCTTAAATTTCCCAATTTAAGATGCAGCAGGTGCCGGAGTTGTTCAAGCTCCGGCACGTTAATTATGAGTGATACAGACTAATAAATCAAAGGTGTGTTAATTATTTAATAGGTGTGCTGCTTTGCGTTCTGCGGGGGATTTAGCCACGTATCACCCCCGATTTGACTGCATAGAAGGGACAAGGAATACCTGGTGAATGCTCATTACCACAAATCAGGCAGCGGCCATTAGCAAAAAGACTTCCACTCCGGAAAGAGACAAAGTGCTCCGCGTTATCCGACAGAGCATTCCGGAAAGCGACGGAGACGACCTTACCACCCATGAACATCATGTTTGCGTCTAACTTCGGCTCCTGACCGTCTTCGAACTCAACGACGAAAGTTATGCTGGACATCACTTCACCTCCGGCGCTGCTGCAATCATTGCCCTGTAACCGGCAGCATGCCCGCGCCAGTTAGCGACCTCGGAAAGCCATGCGTTCATCATTGCCTGAGTTGGCTCAGCAGGCAGCATCACCCAACCATCCGGTATTGCCGGAGAGTTGCCAGCCTCCTTGACATGCATGCGCGGCTCACCATCTTTCGGCTCTGGCCACTGGCGCGTTTTGTTTATCGCCAGCTTTTCAATCATTGCCCTGGTGATGAAGTCGTCAGAAATTCCCATGCGGCGTTGTGCGTCCCAAAGCAGGAACTGCATATCAGCCCACTCAAGCGGATCTTCTGGGTTAGCAGCGGCTTCCAGCGCTTCTTTTGATAAATGTTTAAGGGGTCCAACCGGTCCGACTTTGCCGAACGTCTTATCAGACCATTCAGCGTGCTCACGGCGAACCTGTTCGCGCAACTCATCACGATTGCTTACAGGTTCGAGCATGGCGGCGCGGCGGTTCCATTTGTCTTTAGCTGATTGCTCAAGATCATTCCAGTCTATGGCGTTTGCTTCCTGCTCAGAGTTAAGCTCACGAACGCGGGGGCCTATTGCCGTAGCATCACATTCTCCATTGTTGCATATGACGTAAAAGCCGAGTCGATTATCTACGACACTCGCTACGCCTCCGCAGAACGGGCAGGGAAGCAAACCGTTTTCATCCGGCACCTGCACCGCCTTACCCTGCTGCGGGTGGAGGTAGAGCGGAGTGCACGATATCCCATGCTCGTTAATATCTTCAGGGCTGGCATCTTCTTCAATGTGGCTACGGCTTAAATGCCCAGGTTGGCCATTTTGCCTCTCATACTTATCCTGAATGATATACGCTACCGGCTGCTGTTCTTCTGCGGCAAGCTGGCGGCGGGCCATCTCGCGGATTTCCCAACCATCAATGTCTTCAATGTCTTCCCGACCGGAAATTTTAGTAATCCATTCCAGTCTTTCTTTGCTTAGTTCCATAGTCACTTTCTCCCACTCTCAATTTTATTTTCAGAATGCTCATCGATAAACCAGGCAGGCTTTCCATGTCCGATATCAACATATGTGAAATGGCTATCATTTCCACAGTGAGGGCATTTCATCGCACCTATAAAATTAACCTCAGACTGCTTTTTGCATTTTCCGCACTCAATAAACGCCTTCATAATCACTCACTCCCCCTCAATCTGCAATTTGATGCCAGCGGCAGAAACTTCTTTAGCCAGGCGCTCAGCTTCACGAAAATCCCAATCAACGCGGTGAGCAATATCTATCGCAGAGCGAACAGCGTGATCTATCATCATGTCCAACTTTTGAATGGTCATATCCATATCAGGGTTGCGAGCCAGTATTTCAGCCCGGCGAATCTGCCAGTGGTTGCAGGATTCTAATAGTGAGTTAGCCATTTTTTTTCCCCTCCGGGCTATACGCCGACACGCATTGTTCGAAGCCAGCTTGGTTATCTGTTTGACCAAGACTGAACCCATGCTGGAGACCGTGACGAAAGGCGCTGTCCTGCAATTTATCAGCGGCTTGCAGTTTCGCCTCCAGTTCAGCGATGCGCTGTTTTAGCTGCCCACGCTCGTCGATTAAGCGCGCAGCATGTACGCGATGGTTGTGAACTAACTCAGCATTGCGCTTCTCTGCGGCTTCCAGCGCCTCTACCAGCGCCAGAATGTCACGGGTATCAACTTGCAGATCCGGGTTAAAGTTATCTTTCGCATTCAGCGCAGCCACTTTCAGCTTTGCTGCCAGTGTGGTGATTTCGCTCATGATGCACGCTCCTGCTTAATGTTCGCAGAGAAGACAGGTTGTGCTTCCATATCAACAGCGCAAATACCGTAGCTTTTCCCGTCAATGAAAATTTCGAAGTCCAGCGGCCATGATGCTTCCCAGCCATCGTGATCAGACCAGTATTCTTCTGCCGCCGCTCTTGCGAGGAACTCCACCTCCCACGAATCAATGGTCACTGGTAATGGTGTTGGCCCCAAAGAAAAAGCATCTTCAGGGAATTGCAGACCAACATCGCATACGAGGTACTGAACGTTTCGCATCATGGCTTCACCTCGTCGCGCAGTTGCTGGGCGAAATCGGAAAGCCACTCAATCATTTCAACTTTTCCGACAAGATCGGACTCAGGATATTTGTAGCAAGCACTTTGCGCAGCTTCAAAATCCGTGTACTGGAACTCCTCCGATACAACATTTTTTGCGGCGTTAACAGCAGAATCCACCCCGATAGCCTGCTGATCTGCGATGAAAGCGTCGGTGGCTGGGGTTTTGATGTCATTTAACGCATCAGTAAACCCACCGCGTTCCATACCAATTTCAGCTTCGCAATCAGCATCAAACGATGCTTTCTTGCAGAATTTCTGCAAATTGACTATCTCAGCCGCCAGTGCCGCCATCTGTTCCTGAGTCGATGCTGTTGCCGCCTTCCATGACATCCACATGGCCTGGAGGGTGAAATATAGCTGTGCATCGTACAAGTCCCCCTCTGCATACTCGCCATCTTCGAAGACTGGGAATGTTACTTTCATGCCGACAACATCGTTTTCAAACCACGCCTCAAACTTTTCGCGCTCTGTCATTTCTTAGCCCTCAGAATCATTGTCAGATATTTGTTTTCGTTAACCGATCCAAAGCTGTTACGCCGGATTAATTCGTCTCGACCGGGATAAGGTCTGGAGCGCTGGCGTATGCACAGATCGTTAGGGTGTAAGTCAGGGTTGTAGTCGTTGCCTCTCATCACAGCCTCCCGTAGACGCTCAGAATTCTCTTCATCGCGTCACTCTTGCGGCATTCAGCGAATATCGTGTTGATGCCGTCAGCGCCACCGCTACGGCGCTCTGCTTCGGTTGCAAGGCGATAAGTGACGCTACGCCATTCTTTGCTCTCAACGATGAGCGCGCCCTCTTCCGCCAGTAATCTCGCTGCCGTCGATATGCAGTTCAGCGACAGGCTGCATTCTCTGGCGACCTGCGCAGGGCTGAAGGTGTGGTGAGTGGACAGGTAATGCAAAATTGCTTGTTTTCCTCTCATATCACACCAACCCTACCGACTTGCGGCTTTTGTATTCTTCCATTAGCCATTGAGCTGGCGTCATTCCGCCCATAACAGCGGCGTTAGGCATGTACCGAAACTCATGGTCTTTCGCATCAGGGTTATGGCTGGTGCGAATAACTTCCTGCTTTGACTCAATGCCTGTGATTGGCGACGGGATCGGTTCACCAGAGGAAACTTTCTTGGCCCATTCATCCAGTTTTTTGCCGGCGAATTTCTCTACCTCGGCCTCTCCGAGTTGGCGTCGGTACATCTGGCTTCGGGTTTCGGTGACGATCCAGAACATAACTGGCTTTGACCACGGGAACCTTTCCGGGCCGCCAGCGTGAAGAGATTTCTCCTTGCTGTAACGATGAAACTCCTTCATCACATCGTCGATGGTGACCCCAAGAACGGTTGAGCTGTCTTTGCACCACTTAATAAACTGACCGGGAGACGGCCAGAACGGCGATTCGCTCGCCCTTGCATGTCTAACGCCAGCAGATAACTGTTCCTTGCTGCGAATTCCATTCTCTGAGAAGGCTGCGATCCACTGCCGCTTAGCTGTCTTTTCGTCAGCATCAGTACGAAGGTTTGTTTGTGTCGAAGCGGGAAATATTTGCTTTAGCTGCCTGAAGAGAGAGTCGACCAGACCTTCCACTTCGGTGTTGAGCAATTTGCCAGGGTCGTAACTCCCGCCTGCCATTTTTGCCAATGCCGCATTGTCACGATTCTGTACGGCGTTAATCAGTTGAAGACTCATAAGAAATCCTCCCAGCCTTCCCTGCTGTTCCAGTGTGGTGTGCTGGGTTCTTCACGACGACCCGGCGAGATAGGGTTTACTCTTGCGTTCCTGATCCAGACCCTGAAGGCAGAATTCCAGTCAATCAGCCTGGTGCCTCTGGCCGAGTGATAATCACGAAAATTGAGAATTTCCGTTTCAATGTTCAGCCCCTTCTCACTTGCCATTCGTACATGCTCATCAGAAGGCCTGAATTTGGGTGGAAACGTGATCGACCCGTCTGGTGAAATATCCATTCGGCGTTTCGCTGCATCGCTGATAAAACCTTCTCGCGCAGAGAGAGAGTCTGGTTCAGTGACTGGTTCAAAAGAGTGACTGGTTCTGGTGCCATCTGGTGGCATAGGGGGTATGCCATCTGGTGGCATAGGGGGTGCAATCTCTTGGCATACCCCTGTGTTTTTTGGTGGCACAGGGGTAGCATTCAGATCCAGGTAATAAACGTTCGATGTATTACCCTTCCCGTTGTTAACGCCCACCCTGTTTTCACGCTTCAGAAGGCCCATTTCTTCGAGTGCGTCAATGTGGTTCCTGACCGACGTTTTGCTGCACTCACAGTGGTCTGCAATATGCTGGTATGACGGCCAGCACTCGCCTTTGTCGTTGGCGTTATCGGCCAGCTTAATGAGCACTAATTTTCTGATGGCGTTACCGACCTTAATGCTCATAGCCTGCGCCATTAAGTTCATACTCATTTTTTCACCTACAAGCGCATTGGCATGATGAGAACTTGCCCGTTACCGAAAGCCCCGGAGAACTCGACAATTGCAGCTTTTTCTGATGCACCAGGTTTAATTTTTACTGCGCAGAAGTGAGGGTTATAGAGCTTTGCCGCCTTTTCGATATCAGCAAGATAGCTGGCATTAAATCCGATCTCATTTACCGGCGTGCTTTCATGGGAAGATCGAATTTTTTCGATGTCGGGGAACCGACCGTCAACCACTTTGCAAACACCAGCAGAAGTCCGATCTCCATTTTCATCAAGATAGGAAACGATGCCAGTCTCAGTGTCGATTGATGCAGTTTCAAACTTACTGACTTTAGGACCGCTGATGGAAACAATAATCTGCTCTTTCAGCCCTAAAGTTGTGTGCTCACCGATGAATGCACGATGACCGTCAGTCGAGTAGATCTTGTTTTCAGGAGAAAAGCAGATGCCATTTAGGTAATAACGCACATCGCCTTTAGCCTGAAATATCATTGCGCTAAGTAACGCGCTTTTGCTTACTGTCAAAATCATGTTATTCTCCAGGTATAGAAAAAGTTTTTGCGTAACACAGTGTTCAGGCCTCGAAGAATTCACCGTTCTTCGGGGCTTTTTCGTTATTCAGGGAAGCGAGAATGTTTTCCTCCAGGTACAAAGCAACCTGCTTAGATACCCTGGCGATGTCGTCATCCACGACGCCCCACTCCAGCACCGCTAACAGCATCGCCACCTTCGGCAGCATCGTTTCCTTCCAGCGGGTTATTCCTGATTTATCCATCCCGATCGCCGCTGCAACTTTTGAAGCCCCGCGCATGGCAATCTGATTCAGTAGCCAGGATTCAATCTTCCGGGCCTGTGTTTTGTTTCGTGTTGTTGTGCTTTCCATCTGTGATAATTCCTGTAAATAAGTTGATTCGGCTGAACACTCAGCCGGTTAAATTGGGTTCCAGATTGTTAAAGAGCGGCAAAGCTATTAGCTGGCCTGCAAAAGACCTGCTAAGTCCGGACGGATTTCAGTTGCTTTAATTTTCCCGCCGGTAGCGTTTACGATCGGCATCACATAACGAGCGTCAATTCCGCCTCCATGTAACCACCGCCAAACGGTTGGCTGAGCAACGCCGCACATATCAGCCAGCTTCTTCTGACTACCGGCGATATTAATTGCGCGTTGGATGATTTTGTTCGTCATTTCCAATTCCTTTGAGTATTGGTGTGAATTGATAATAGCAATGCGTATTGAAATTAGCAATAGCAAAACGTGTTTTGCCAAACAATACGCAAGCGTATAGATTAAATCCCATGAAAAACGAAAAAATTGCTGACCGTCTTAACCGGGCGATGATAGAAGCTGGTATGTCACAAGGTGCCTTAGCAAAGGCTTCTGGTGTGGCTCAGCCAACGATATGGCGTCTTACGAGCGGCAACGCACGAGGATCGACGAAGATTGTAGAGATTGCTAATGCTCTTGGCGTTCGCACAGAGTGGCTTTCTACTGGAGTTGGCCCGATGCGTGATGATGGTCAGCAGCCGGTTTCTGTTCAATCTTCAAGTACACATTCCGATGTCTTTAGGGTTGACGTTATCGACTTGACTGTAAGCGCGGGACCGGGGTCTTTTATGGTTTCTGAATTTGTCGAAGTTCTTCATGCAATAGAGTTCACAACACAACATGCGCGATCTCTATTTGGTAATCGTGTTCAGTCTGATGTGAAGGTAATGACTATTGACGGAGATAGCATGTCTCCAACCATTCAATCTGGCGACAGGCTTTTTTTTGATGTGTCGGTAAGGAGTTTCAAGGCTGATGGAGTGTATGCGTTTGTTTTCGGCCAGCACTTCCATGTTAAGCGCTTACAGATGCAGGGATTGCAGCTTGCTGTTCTGTCAGATAACCCAGCATATAAAGACTGGTATGTGACAGAAGAAGATCAGGAGCAGTTGTACATCATGGGTAAGGCAATGATCCATGAGTCAATAGCTTACAACAAGCTTTAACAACAGCTAATGATAAATTTTTGTTGGATGACTATTTACAACAGGTGATTGCATGAAGAGGATACTTTTTTGCTCTATGTTAATGCTAACAACCACCCTCGCAGGTTGCGCAACTGAGATGTCGCAAAGAGCTTCTCAAGTTCAGATAATCAATCAGGAACAGGCAAAGCAGTATCAATTCGTTGCCACCTTAACCGGATCCTCAACTCTCACAGGAGTAGCCAGACATACAGGTTATCAAAATGCGCTGAATGAGGTGCTGGACAAGGCCGCAGCAGCAGGTGCGCAATATGTTGTTATAGATTCAGGAAGTTCTCCATCCTATTGGACAAGCAGCGAAGTTATCCGCGCTACAGCCTATAAAAGCAAATAGATCATAAAAAAAACCGCCCTGTCCCTGGGCGGGATTCCCGCAATTTCCTTACGCCATAAGCATAACCTCGCAACAACACTCCTTTTGCATCACATCGTCAAAATCATCACTCCTCACATCAATGCTATCAATTATTTAAAAATAAATTCCTTTATCTATCAAATTCTTGATACTTATTTCTATCAATCAATATCAATACGTATTGCTATCAATAATACTAATTGCTATTGTTAACCCATCGAGACAACACATCGACAGCTGAGCGAAGTTAGCCAGCGCCAGACAGGAGTCAGGCTGCACATTAAAAATTCAATCAACAACACAGCCATCCGGTGCGCTCCTGGCAAATTGAAATAGCGCCCAATCGGATTGAGGCAGGTGTGTAACGCGTGGCGGGTATAGCACACGAAGAGGTTTACGTGCCGGAAAGGTTAGGTGTTGTCAGTCGCCCTGAACATCGGGGCAGATTTACCAGAGGTCATTTACGAGTGGCCTGCGGTCAATCAAACAGAGAGGTGAAATATGGAAAATGAATTAGCTGAACTGCGAAAAGCAGTTGAAGAGTTGGCTGAAGAGGAAGGCATCAGTTTTCCTGATGCCTTAGAGGTTTCCATTAAGGCGCTCAGGTTAGAATCCAAGCGCCGTAAACAGCACGGCAGGGGCTTAGTCGGTGGCGATTCAGGTTGCGGGATAAAGGAATGATGCCCAATTTGTGAATTCACAGACGAATATTGCTGCATCACCTTTTGATAACGGGTTAGCGATTCTACTTACCGAATCCCTTACCTCTGCTGCAGATAACTGGATAATTCCTACGTAAGTTCCAGTTGGCAGTTTCTTAATGGGTTGCCCTAGAGATTGAATGGTTTTTGTTAGACCCAGTGACATCATTCCTTCATAAAGCCTTTCGTATTCGTCGCCTTCTGCACCAAATAACTCAACACGGACCAGATAATCCGCCATAAGACACTTCCTTTTTTGACTGTGGAAACACCAGTCTACGACATTCCTTGGCTGTGGAAAGTGAAGGAAATCACGCGCCGGGCGTGACTAAACATCCCGGCACCAGATTCAGAGAGCTATCCGGGGTAACGCGAAATGCATACGCCAGACGTAGACCGGAGGATCAGCAGACCGGCGCGTTACCTCAAATAGTTTTTACGGGTGATTAGAGAGGGTAATAGCATGGAATACGAGTTAATGCGGATTGCAGAGTTCCTCAGTGAGAACTGGAGTCGATGGGAATCATTCTGCGAGAACAACGGTGATAACGCACAGGAGATTTACGAAGAGATTGGCGGAGAAGAATAGCCGCAGACTTATAAAAATATACCCGCTCCGGCGGGTTTTTTATTACATCTCCCTGCCCTTTTACGAGAGGGCAAAGACATGTACAGGCGGCTATCCACCGCTTTCACGTTTATGCATTCGATGCAGTGGGTTTATCAACGTTCAGCGGCGCGGCTTAAGCGCGGAGATATTATGACAGTCACTCACAACGGCAAACAGTACACCCTGTCGCGCACAGCCTGCCGCTACCTCTGGCAGCTTGTCGAAGTCGGCAGTCCACGCAACAAGGTAACTCTCAATCGCCAGCAGATGCAGTTAGCCGGGCTGGGCCACCTTATCGAGGACGCAGCATGATTTATAGCTACGGTCATACCCCACTTATCCGCCAGTGCGTTAAGCCTGGAATGATGGCTCTGCATGAAGGCCGGACCTATCGCGTATCAGTGGTTATTCAGGAGCGCCGCTGGATATACCTGCACTCTGCTTTAGAGGTTAAGCGCATCACTGACTGCGTGATTGACGTTCTGCTAGACGGTCACGGCAACCCTATCCTGCACTGAGGTGATTATGCAGAAGTTTGAATATTTCGTGATGGATGGACGCGTTCAATATGACCCTGAACGATCCACAGTGTTTGAAGCTTTGGGCCAAAAAGAACCATCGAAAAAGTCTCTGCAACGAGACTGGGGAGATATGGGCGCTTTTCTTGTGCGCGCTCCAGTCACCAATGAAGATGCATCAGGCAATTCGCAATGCGGAGCTTTCGAAGTAGTCCGCGAAATCCAGTAACTACCCACCCTATTCCACCGACCAGTCTGCAATGCGGACGGGCCGCGCACATTTAAAATTCAGGAGTTCAGCCATGAACGCATATCTAACCCATGACCGCATTGAGGCGCGATTAGACCTCGCTGCTCATGCGCAAATCGATCGTGAACACTGGATCGACAAACGTGCGCAGGAAATTATCGACATGTTCCCGAAGTCGCCGCGTCTCAATCACTCCCTGTTTCTGTCGGATGAAGCCTGCTTCGCCCTCATGGGTGATAAAGCACAAGAGGCTTACAGCGACTTCATTTCCACATGTGCTTACGCCCGGGCCGAAGAAGAATGGCAGCGGAAAGAGCCATGCCCATTTTGATAGGTGATTTATGAATGACTCAAAGACACATTACCGAAAAGCTTTTGACTCTCCCTATTTGAGCAGCGCCGATATTGTTGAGCCAGTGGTGTTAACTATTTCACGCGCCACCCTTGAAGGCGACAAGACAAAAAAAACAAAGGACGTCTTCAACACTGCTTATTTCGAAGAGCGTGAAATCAGACCAGGCGAAAAGCTGAAGCCGATGATTCTAAATGCCACTAACAGCAAGATGCTGAAAAGCATTACCGGATCGCCGTTCCTTGAGGATTGGGTTGGCGCAAAAGTAACGGTATACGTCGATAAAAATGTGCGCTTTGGTCGTGAGTCGGTGGAGGGTTTGCGCCTTGCACCGGCGCGTGTAGTTAAGCCCTCTCTGACCCCTGAAAAATCTCAGCAGTGGAATAACGCTAAAGCGGCTTTTAAACGCGACGGAAACCTCGATGCTGTCCTTGCACGCATGGATATCAGCCATGAGCACCAGGAGCAGCTTAAAGCGGAGTGCCAACAATGATATGGCATGACGTTGAACAAAACGGTGATGAATGGATAACGCTGAGGCTGGGAAAGGCTACGGCTTCCAGTTTCGGCCTGATTATGGCTAACGATGGTAAAGCGTTTGGTGAACCGGCTAAACGCTATGCGCTGCAACTCGCATTGGAGCAAATTAGGGGATGCCGATCCGAGTTCGGATTCACTAATGAGCATATGGAGCGCGGTCACGAACAGGAGCCGGTAGCAAGGATGCTTTATGAAGAGATGAACTTTGTCGATATCGATAACGGTGGTTTCTTCGACTGCGGCGCTTACGGAGATAGCCCTGATGGACTGGTCAGTGATGATGGGCTGATCGAAATAAAATCCGTCATTCCCTCCACACATTACTCAACACTCTGTCGCGGCAGTTTCGACCCGGCATACCGTTGGCAGCTTGTCGGTCATCTTGACTGCTCAGAGCGTCAGTGGGTGGATTTTGTCAGCTATTGCTCCGACTTCCCTGAAGAGAAGCAGCTCATCATCTACCGACTTAACCGGGAAGAGTGCGCCGAAGAAATCGAAAGGCTGAGGAATCGCCGATCGGAGTTCATCAATCTGATTGCAGAAACCAAAAGAAAAATAATGGGGGCTGTATGAAGCACGCTCAGGACAACATCACAGTCGGAAAGGTTAAGTGCCTCTACTCAGTATTACGCCGGGGCTGGATTATGCCCGGCGGTCAGGTAGTCAACAATCCACTGAAAGCACAGAGACTGGCTGAGGAAATGGCAAACAGGATGGAGGCGCTATGACTGATTACACCGGTAGTAACACCCCAGCCGATCAGCGGGACCTGTGGCGAACGCCGCCAGCGCTATTTGCTGCATTGGATGCTGAATTCTGCTTCCAGCTTGATGCAGCGGCATCGCCACACAATACACGCTGTGTCGCAAGTTCATCACCGCCGACCAGAACACGCTGGAAACACCGTGGAGTGATTACCTCACTATCCCCGGTTATTGCTGGCTCAACCCGCCATACAGCGACATAACGCCATTCGTGAAGAAAGCCGCAGCGGAGAGCAAGAACCAGATCGGTACAGTAATGTTGGTCCCGGCTGACACCTCAGTCGGCTGGTTCCGCGAGGCTATCGAGACAGCAAGCGAGGTTCGCTTCATCACCGCCGGGCGACTGGCATTCATCAACCCGGTCACTGGTAAGCCGGTCTCTGGAAATAACAAAGGAAGTATGTTGCTCATCTGGCGACCTTACCCGCGTACACACTGCCACTTCGCAACTGTGGAACGGGACGAGTTACTGTCTTTCGGAGCGAAACTTCTCGCTAAACGGGAGGCAGCATGACGCCAGAAGAGAAAGACAACATCCTCCGCTCTCAGGGTCGCAAGTGCATAGATGAGATTAAGCAGGCAATGAAAGCCAAGCCAAAGCCGAAATGGAATTCAGTGGTGCCGCAGATCCTCAAAAAGCATCACGCAAAGATAGCGCCTATGGGCGTCAGCCTGGTGGCATTCGTTAGCAAAATAGGCCGGATGACCGGCAGGTATGGGGTGGAATCGTGAAAGAGCGAGGAATGATTTTTAACGAATATCAGGTGCGAGCCTTGCTTGATGGCGGCATGACGCAGGTTCGTCGGCCAATAAAATGGCGTCAGACTCGGGCTGCCGAAATTGCAGAACGTGAAGACGGTAGCCGGTGGCCGTGGAGTGAAGATGAGGAAAATGTTTGCGATTACTGGCATCCATGCCCATTCGGTGAAGTAGGCGATGTTATTTACGTCAGAGAGTCATTTTCACGGCTCGACTCATTTAACTTCTTCGATCCCGCAGTGCCTCATGAAGTACCGGATTTCTGGTATTGGGCCGATGGTGATCCGGAGTGGGGAGACTGGACGCGCCCACAATCTGGCGCAGTCATGCCACGCGACGCCAGCCGAATCAGCCTGGAGATAACCGGAATCCGCGTCGAGAGACTTCAGGATGCCGATGAATCAGCCATGCTGAATGACCTTGGTGACATGCTCGAACACTGCGAAACCGTAGCGGGTCGCGCCTTCAACCATGCTGAGCATTATGCGATCGCTGGTGTTCCGGTTGGTCTGTGTCCAGAGATGCACGGCTTTAAAGCGTGGTGGGATAAGACAAATGGCGCTGGTAGTTTCGACTCCAACCCTTGGATATGGGTTATCGAATTTAAGCGCGTTGAAGGCGGTGCCGAATGAAAGAAAAAATCACCAGGTCGCTAAAGCGGCCTTTTTTATTGCTGGCGTTCACCTTCAACCGTATTAACCAACAGTTCCGGGAGCAGTGATTATGGCTCGCCACAAGTTCACAAACCGCAAAGCCCGCATTGAAAAGAAATTCAGCACTGAAGCGATGCGTCTGCTGATTGCGCTCATGCCGAAACAATACCGACCAGAGATATTCACCCTTGATGAAGGATATTTCGGGGGGCTTCATTACCAGGAATGGCAGGTGTGCGAGGTCGATTACTGGGGTGAAGCCGATAGCTGGGATGCTTTCTATCTTCTGCACGATGCACTGATCCTGCATACCACCGATTGGGAAGGAATGGGTCGCGCAGATGATGCAGAGTTCTCTGGTGACGAGTCAATCGACAGAACCCCGTTTTACTCTCCGTGGCGCATTGGTGATGTAACCCGCGCCGAAATAATCAGGCATTGCCGGCGGCTTGTGTCCGCTGGCGTCAAATGGGACGTATGACATGGCTGACATCATCGACACTGCCGCAGATGTTGAAGAAATTCAACGTAACGCTTCCATTTCTGCGCACCGTATCAACCACAACGCCGTATCAGCCACTCACTGTATAGAGTGCGGAGAGAAGATAAGCGATAAGCGCAGAGAAGCGGTAAAGGGATGCACGATGTGTGCTGATTGTCAGGGGATTGCAGAGTTAAAGCGTAAGCAGAGGGGGATGTGATGGATTACAGCACGATGAGTGACCAAGAGATTAATAAAGCTGTTGCAGAAATTGCTATCAATGGCGACTGGTTCCTTGAACCAACAGATGAAAGTCCATCATGGTTTGTTAATCTCGGAGTGCAAGGAAAATATACCGTCAAACTCCCCGATTACTGCAATAACCCGGCGGACGCGTGGCCGATTATTTCTGCAAACCGAATCACTATTGAATACGATGCCGAGCATCAATGTGATGTTCCTGTTGAGTGGGTTACTGCTTACGGAATTGACGGGCTAAAAGTGCACCTTGTTGCTCATCAGCCATGCGATAAAGCCCTGCGTTCGGCAATGATCGTCTTCCTGATGATGCAGGACCAAAAATAACGGCTGCCATCGGCGGCATGAGGAGAGATTATGGGACTTGATATCACTGCATACAGCAACATAAAGCGCCTTGACGCTCATCTTAACGATTCTGAAGAGGCTGTCTACGATAGCAACGGCGAAGAGTTAAAAGAGCACTACTTCCACGTCTGGAAAAATCCAGACTTACCTGGTCGCGCGGATGAGCTTGTCGATGGCGCTGTTTACGCATATGAAGACTGCACAGGTCACGGCGTAGGCTATGGCGGCTATTACTGGTGGCGTAATGAGTTAGCAGAAATGGCTGGCTACCCGGTTGGCGAATATGAGACGGGATTTGGAAAAGAAGCCAACCATTTTGGCGGTGCGCTCAATTCAGAAAGCGGACCATTCCTGGAGTTGATCAACTTCAGTGATTCCGAAGGATTTATTGGCACATCTGTAGCGAAGAAACTACTGGCTGATTTTAAGTCCTTCCATGAGAAAGCTGAAAGCATAGGAAGTTTATTCTTCGAGCAATACAAAAACTGGCAGTCAGCCATGGAAATGGCCTCGAAAAATGGCTGTATTAGCTTCCACTGACGCAACTGATAGCCAGTTATGAGCTGGCTATTGGGTGCGAAAGCCCGTTATCCCTTTTGCCCGCCTTGTGCGGGTTTCTTTTTGTTCGGAGGAATAATGAAACTTATTGAAATTTTGGTTCAGGAATTACCTGCACGTGGTGGATGGCCGAAGGGTATACACGCCCTTGTCCAATCAAGTCAGGGAAGTATATATAAGGCCGGAGGTGGGTTTCCTTTTCTTATTTCTAAAATCGCTGAAGACTGGGAGTTAGCCGAGGTCACACGCTACCAATACGATGCAGCACTGGCACAGGCACAATGGAACGGTGAGGGTTTGCCGCCTGTTGGTTCGCTTGTTGAAGTTACGGCTGAAGACTTCGAAGGAGGTTGGCATGCCATTGAGGTTGTCTATGTTCACAACGGAGAAGTTATTGGGATCGTTAAGTCGGACAATGAATATCTCAATGATCGATTAGAGAAGTTTTCTGCTGGTTACAATCGTGCTGAGTTCCGCCCCATCCGCTCCGAAGCCGATAAGAAGAAATATGCATCTATTGAGAAAATGCTCTCGGTATTCTTTGGTTCTCCTCCATCAGACGAGCCAAATGAGAATGATCGTGTTGCTATGTCCGACCTGTACGACGCTATAGCCGCCGGGAATATTCCAAACATCCGCATAGCATAGCCGCCTAAGGGCGGTTTCTTTTTGTCCGGAGTAAGTCAATGGTTTCTGAAAAGCCTATAACCGCGCAACAGGCGGCGGAATTCCTGATCGTGTCTCCCCGCACCATCTACCGGCTGATTGATTCCGGTCAGCTTGCCGGGCAGAAAATCGGGAACAAATACCGCACAACTGATGCGGCCTGTATTGCTTATTTGCACTCCCGGCGCGATCCTCTTACGGCGAGCGCGGGTGAACATAAAGGAGAAGTTTTATGTCAATCACCCTCAGGGGCGGCGTGTGGCACTGTCATTTCGTTACGCCGTCAGGGAAAAGAATTAGACGATCTCTTGGTACGGAGGACAAAAAGCAAGCGCAGGAGATTCACGACAGGCTGAAAGCTGAAGCGTGGAGGGTTGACCAGATAGGGGATTTGCCGACGAGGACGTTTGAGGAGTGTTGTATCAGATGGCTGCGGGAGAAGGAGCACAAGCGGTCACTGGACGATGACAGGACAAAGATAGAGTTCTTTCTGCGACACTTTTCAGGCCGTGACGCTTCCACTATTACAGCGGAGCAGGTGCACGATGCTGTGGCGAAGATGTTCAACAGAAAGCACCTTCAGATATGGGAGTCACGCAGGGATGCAGCTTTAAGGAAGGGGAAAGAGCGGCCCTTGTACGTTGCAAAGCCTGTCAGCCTGGCGACGAAGAGTCAGCACCTGTCTTTCATGCGATCGCTACTTCGCGCCGCGGCGAATGACTGGGGCTGGATAAAGACGGCACCGGTTATCAAAACGAAGAAACCTGTCAGTAAGCGCATACGATGGTTAACGCGAGATGAGGCTGAGAGGCTTATTGAGTGCATGCCGGAAAGCATAAAGCCGGTGGTGATTTTCGCGCTGGCTACCGGCCTGCGCCGCTCCAATATTCTGGATCTGGAGTGGCAGCAGGTCGATATGCAAAGGAAGGTTGCATGGGTAAACCCGGAGAACGCAAAAGCGGGCAAGGCTATCGGCGTCGCTCTGAATGATACCGCATGCAGGGTTTTGAGAAATCAAATTGGGAAAAGTAAACGCCTTGTTTTCGTTCACACAAAGCCAAAGCACCGACCAGACGGAACGCTTACACCGGCGGTGAGGAAAATGCGCGTTGACGATAACCAGGCATGGAACATAGGTCTGAAAAAAGCCGGCATTGAAGATTTCCGCTTCCATGACCTCAGACACACCTGGGCGAGCTGGCTGATCCAGTCCGGCGTACCGCTTTCCGTTCTTCAGGAAATGGGCGGGTGGGAGTCTATCGAAATGGTGAGGAGATACGCGCACCTAGCACCTAACCATCTGACCGAGCACGCACGGAAAATAGATGCCATTTTTGGTAACCATGACACAAATATGACACAAGGAGAAAATCAGGCTGGGTTAAAATTAGCGTAACTTGCTGATTTTAAATGGTACGCCCTACAGGATTCGAACCTGTGACCCACGACTTAGAAGGTCGTTGCTCTATCCAACTGAGCTAAGGGCGCACTGAGAAGCGGGATAGCTTCGCGGTGGGTGAAACGCGTGGAATTATACGGTCAATGCCTGCTGAGTCAATGGCTTTACAACTGGATGCTCGGTAAATAAGCGCCCCGGCTGGCCTCCCACCGCTGAAAAGTGACGAATATCAAAAACGAAGACTGACAGCACGCCGCGCTTCTGACAAAATATAACCATCCCACTTATGTATTGTGACAGATGGAATCCTCTCTCTGATGGCAGCAACGATTATTGATGGTAAAACGATTGCGCAGCAGGTGCGCTCTGAGGTTGCGGAAAAAGTGAAGGCCCGCATCGCAGCCGGAAAACGCGCGCCGGGGCTGGCCGTGGTGCTGGTCGGCAGCAACCCGGCGTCGCAGATTTACGTCGGCAGTAAACGCAAAGCGTGTGAAGAAGTGGGCTTTATCTCCCGCTCATACGATCTTCCTGCGACCACCAGCGAAGCCGAGCTGCTTGAGCTGATCGATAAGCTGAACGACGATACCGCGATTGACGGTATTCTGGTGCAGCTTCCGCTGCCTGCCGGTATCGACAACGTGAAGGTACTGGAACGCATTCGTCCGGATAAAGACGTCGATGGTTTTCATCCTTATAACGTTGGCCGCCTGTGCCAGCGCGCGCCGCGTCTGCGTCCCTGCACGCCGCGCGGGATTGTAACGCTGCTGGAGCGTTATAACATTGATACCTACGGTCTGAACGCGGTGGTCATTGGTGCGTCCAATATCGTCGGCCGCCCGATGAGTATGGAGCTGCTGCTGGCTGGCTGCACCACCACGGTGACCCACCGTTTCACCCGCAATCTGCGTCATCACGTTGAACATGCCGATCTGCTGATCGTGGCCGTCGGCAAACCCGGTTTTATTCCCGGTGAGTGGATCAAAAAAGGCGCTATCGTGATTGATGTCGGTATTAACCGTCTGGAAAACGGCAAAGTGGTCGGCGATGTGGTGTTTGAAGACGCCGTCGAACGCGCCTCATTTATCACGCCGGTTCCGGGCGGCGTGGGTCCGATGACCGTGGCGACATTAATTGAAAATACATTACAGGCTTGCGAAGAGTATCACGACGTGGAGGTCGCGTAA